GCTAATTCTTTAGCATTATCAGCATTAACCTCTTCTTGTGGATGATCGTCAGTAATAGGAAGTAATTTGAATGAGTTTATTGCATCATCTTTAAAGACTTCATCAGCAAGTCTTAGTTCTCTTTGAATAGAACCGTCAGCTTTCATATAATTAAATACACCTGTTCTAGTGGCTATAGCATATCCTTCTAAGTAGCCTTCAGGTGTTTTTGTTAATTTAACTTCATCTAAGTTAAAATTATCATATCTGATTGCTTCTACAACATCAATATTATCTTTCTTAATATCGTTTGTCGAATTATTGTTATTAGGCATCAATTACTATTAATTTTAATTTTCTTATCAAGTTCAACTCTTGAAAATAAAAAAGCATTAAACAATTTATATCCTTTTCTTTCTATAATTTTTAGCGTTTTATTATCATTATAAAGATTGTATCTTAAAACATCATTAGCAACAATATAAACTAAAACATCAGATTCTTTTGATTCAGCATATTCTTTTAAAATATCCTCGTAAACAAAAAACTCTTCATCAGTTGAAAACTTAACATAATGAGTTATTGCATAACCATCTAAGTCAACTGACATTCTAGCTAAAGTGCCAGGAAGCTCTTTTATAGTTTCTATCTTTATAATTTTAACTTCTTTTTCATCTTCAAATTCCATATCATCTTTTTTAACTTTTCTCAAAGCTAAATCAGAATCAAAAGTATAATCTTTCAACCTTTGTTGAAAATCTACTTTATAAGCAAAGTCTCCCATACCTACGCATGAAACTGTAAACAAAAGAATTATAATTGTAAATATTTTCATAGTTTTTATCATTTTAAGTTTGTAAATTATAGCATTATAAGCCTTTAAAATTCTATCCATACTATATTATAAAACATTAATTTGGTAAAAGTACACCTTTTTTATTAATTGAACATTTCTGACGTAATTATAGGCTGGGCTGTGCATCTACAACGTATTTGTGCTCCAGGATGACCTGTGGAAGCAGGTGGCTTATTCCAATTAAAAGTCTTACCTTGATTTGATCTATGAGTTTCTCTAACTCTTTCATCTAAAGATGTGCTCCACCAATATTCACCAATTCCAAGTTCTTGTTGTCTTAACTCAGTTAAGTTACCATTAAATTTATTTGTTTGATCCCTTGCAATTAATCTTGCTCTACGTTCACCTATTCCAAATCCTTTTTCTATTTCTTCTTTAATAACTTTTACGCCATTACCTGCTGATAAATTTCTAAATAAGGTTTCTTCCATCCTTCTTGCTTGTTCATCAGCAAGTTTTGTAATTAGTGAAGCATTATTTGCTTGAAAAGCTTTTATTTGAGGCTCTAAATATGATTCCGATAAAATTGGATTTACTTGAACGGCTGAATGAATTACTTTTATTAATTGTTCTTTATTATAGCTAGATATTCTTTCAGCTTGTTCAAATGTCATATTATTAACAGTTGAATTTATTGTTGAATTATAATCTAATTGAGTTTTATTATAAAGTTCTTTAATATTATCTGTCCAAGATAAATCTAATCTTAAATTTTTATCATCAGGCCTTGTTGAATTGGCTTGAGAAACTAAAAATTCAAGCTGAGGATATAATAACTCTTTTACTTTATTATTTAATTCTTTAAACAACTTGACTAGCTGCCTTTCATAAATTCTTTCAGCATTATTAGGATATAACCATTTGGCAATTCGTTTTTTAATTTTAACATTGCCTCCATGAGCTATTAATACTTGTTGTTTAAATATTGGATTCAAAGCCATATTAGTCTTCAATAAAATTATCTAAATCAATAGAAAAATTAGTTTTCAAGAAGTTTTTACAATACTCATATCTTAAACATCCTGCAAAAATAAGTCTAGAACTTACATCATTATGCATACTATGTTCATTAATATCAACAATCAATTCTTTGTCAAATCCTCCTAAATAAACTTGAGTTTTATCTTTATTATATATCAGTTGGCTCATCTTCTTCGTTATTTTGATTGTTATTTCCATTATTATCATTGAAACTTCCTAAATCAATTTCTCCTTCTACTTCAGTTTCAATAGAATAATTGCCATTGCCAAATCTAGATTCTCTAACCTCATTTGGATCATATACTCCATTAGTGATATAAATTTGATCAGTCTCAGCTTGTTTTCTTCTCATTTCAACTTTTTCTTCATCAGTTTGTTGCCATAGAGAATTAGGAATCACATTATATTCTTGCTCAAATGTTAATTTAGCATCTTTAGCATAAGAAATTAATTCAACTAAATATTCAAGTTGAGGTATTAATTCCTCTTCTTGATCTGATCTAATCTTATCATAATATATTCTCATTTCACCATTACCATTAGCATTTAGACCTTTTATAGCTGTTCCCATTAAAATATTTGATGGAACACCTGTCATTGCAGCAACAGTTTCTTGGATTTTTGTGAAAGCATCAGCAGCTCCTGTTAAACTTTGAGCAATAACTTCAAAAGATTCTTCAGAATCTAAAACTAATGTAGTTGAAACAGATTTTGCCAAATCAAATATCTGTGCTCTTGCTTCTAATTGTTTTTGACCATCAGGAGATGAAAGCAATTGCATTAAGTTTTTTATCTTTAAAGTATCTATATTGAATTTTTGGAATACTTTAAGCAAAGCTTCTAAAGCCAAGCCATAATTCTCAAATATTTCATGTAATGCCTGAAGAGTTGAAAGGCCCCAATATTTTTCATAATTTGGTTGTAAGCCTAATTCATCACATGGATAGTATTCACCTTGGAAAACTAAACATCTTGACTCATGAACAGTTACAGGCACTCCTCCTTCAGAATAAATCGTAAAATATTCAGGATCACCGAATTTTTCTGATGTTGGATCAGTATAATAGTTTTGTTGATCTATAACTACATGTTTTCTACTAAAAAATTTAAGCTTCTTAATTGACTTAATATTATTGATATTCACAGGCTCATTTGGCTCTAATCCATCTTCAATAACCATGAATATAATTGAACCTCCAAATAATTTAGCTGCTCTTAAAGCTTTTTTAATCTCAAATTTAGCTCTTAAATTCTTCATATAATTTAAAGCTTTTCCTTCAGTATCTTCAGGAATAGTAACCCATTGCCTTGTCATATCATCAGCTAAAAGATCAATAAATCTTCTAGTTAATCCATTTCCTACATATAATGCAGCAAATAATGTGTCGTCAGCTAAAGTTAATGAAAAACCGCTATTACCTGCAGTTTTAGTTCCTAACTTTTTAGCAATATCAACATAACCGTCTTCATTCATAGAATAAAGAGTTTTATTATTGTTAGTTTTAACTAATTTTTTCTTTGTCATAATCTATTTAAAATTGAAGTTTCTTTTAATAAAGCTGTATAATTCATTGGCTTTTGCTTTTCATCTGCTGGATCAAATAGCAAATCTTTTACAGCATAAGTAAGCGTATCAACTTGATCTTTTTTATTGTTACCTTTCTTTGCAGAAAAAGACAACAATTCTTTCTCTAAAGTTGGAAGCCATGAAGAATCTTTTGGAAATAATACTTGAGCTGATTCCATTCTAGGTAAAATATCATTAGCTCTTGCAACCTTATCTTTTTCAGGAAATAATTTAGTTACAGGGATATTAGTCTCATCTTCTAGTAATTGAATTAAACCTATTCCTGATGATTTATCCTCAATTGCAAATTTAATCAATGGAACTTCGTATTCGTTATTGTGATGTTTTAACCAAAAGTCTTTAGCAGCTCTAAGTAACTTTGGAGTCGTTAATTTTTCTCTAAATACATCAATTAAATAAGCATACTTCCTTCCATTCTTTGTTAACATCCCCCAACACATAAACACCGTAAAATCATTATTTCTTCCTTCTTTTGATGCAGTATCAGCATAAATAGCGTAATAATCCATCTTAGGCAAAAACATGTAATACTTGAAGTACTCTCTTTTGAATATCTCACCATCATCTGGAAAAGGATTTTGAAAAAATTGAGCTTCTAAAGCCTTAGTTCCCATTAATAATCTATCTTCTTCTAGTTCTTCTAATCCATAACGTCTTGGCTCTAAAAACTCATTCTTCTTATAAACTTTTAAAAAATCACTTTTAGAATAAATCTTTGTTTGCCTTGATCTAATAGGAATAATAACATTTTCCCATCTATCATCTACAAATGTTCCTGTAAAGTCTTGATCACCTAATCTTTGTTGTATATTAAGCATTTGGCCTTCTTTTCTATTATTAAATCTAGAAAAAGCAGTTGTTCTAGTCCATTCTAAAGATGATTCAGTCTCAACTTGAGATAAAGCCTCTTTTGGATTCATCATATCATCAAAAACTAAAACATTAGC